CTGTTTATTTCTTATAGGGAACTTAGCAAGACTTCAGGGCTTAGTATAGGGTGGATCTTAAAAGGCTTGAACAAACTGATCAAGCATAAATTGATTAAATTCAAGGTCGGGACAAGGCATAAGTGGTATGGAAGTGCAAGTCGAATACAGAGAGTTATTTCTATACCGAGGCCAAAAAAAAGCCAAAAAAAGGTGTAGTGTCCTATTATGTGTTTACTGAGTGAACACCCTGTTTACTAGGTAAACACCTAACTGTTTACTGAGTAAACACATAAAAGACTATTGAATAGAAATAATCGGTTGAATTTTAGGAGTTGAGAGTGAGGGATTTAGAGGGTTTATAAATTTGACAAATTCTCAAAAATCTCTGGCCCGACTTATATGGGAGTTGTCACTCAAGGCAGCTAGGCCGGGCCGGGAAAGGGGGTTAAGAGATGATGAGAAAGACCAGAAGCCAATTATATGGTTTAGCCAGGGTATTAGGGGATATTTCTGCGGTCCTGAGTGGCCGGCCGGGAAGATTAGCAGCCAGGGCGGTAAATAAGAAGATTGGTAGGATTGCCGGGCCTAAGCTATTTATCCGGCCAAAGAGAGGAAAAAAATGAAGCTGATCGATAGATTGATATTTTTGACGATAGCTATAGCCTTGATTTTTCTATGCGTAAAAAGTTTGCAGGTGATACCGGTAGAAGCTGCCAAAGAGCAGATATTAAAAATTGATATTGTGAGAATCGGCAATAGCACCGGGGCAGTTTGGGATTTGAAGCAGGTATTAACCAGAATACGAAAGGATATGAGGTAGAAAATGCAGAAATCACAAATGGAGTGTGATAACTGTCTAAGGACTATAGCCTGCAACGAACTGGCTTTTACAATCAGGGATACAAAGACCAAGCTGGAAATCACGCTATGCGCGGACTGTCTTAATGTCAGCCCGGAAATGAAGGCGTATATCAAGAAAAAATTTCCCGAATGGGAAAAAGGGGTAAATAAAATGTATGAGCCAGGATCATCAAGACCAAATCTGTTTTGCCCGCTTGCGGGCCGGATGGACAGGTGCAAAAAAAAAGACTGTATGTTTTGGGACCCCGATATGAACTACAAGAAAGCAGTCGGGGGTTGTATGGTGGTAAAAGCGGTCCGGGATCTGGGAGAGATTAGGGATAAAATTAAATAGGACTTGCGGGAGGGTCAAAAATGTCAATCGAAAAGGGTGACGAACAGTTTAAAAAGGATGTGCAGAAGTTATCAATAAGAGGGCTTGCTAAAAAATATAAAATTTCTGTCAGGCAGGTAAGCCGAAGAAAAAAGCGCCTGAAGGAAGAAGTTTTTTTACGAGAGGCGACGCCTACGTATGCACAGCCGCCTACGCCTACGTCAGCTAATAGAAAAATGACTTTTTGGTTGACGCCAGGAATGATCATGTGGCTAAAGAAAAAGGCGAAAATTGAACGGCGAACATGCTCAAGCATATTAAGAGAAATTCTGCAGGATCATCTAAAACCAGGAGAAAAACGAAGCCAGAGGGGGCCGAAATCGGGGACTTGAGAGGGGGAGGCGGGTAATTGCCACAGGAAAAAGAGGGGAGCTATAAAATTTCTGACAAGCCGGTAATTCTGAACCGTAATCCGTATGAGAGGGAAGATAAAGCAAAGGTGAGAAATAGGGGGGTGGAATTATAATAAAGCTGTCAGAAAAACAGACAGAACCAGCCAGAAAAATCACTTTACAGAGGGGGGGTAATGGTTTATACTACTAGATATTTGACTGCGTTATTTAAGCTCCTGGTGAGTTGTTTATATCAAGGGGAAGTAATGCAAATAATTGCAATACTACCTAATGCCTACAATGCTGGACTGGTGAGGGATAGAGAGGATGAGGGGGGTCTCAGGGGTGCTGTCCCTGGTATCAGAATAGAATTTTATTGTTTTTCCTGTTCTATTACAGAAAAATATTCGTGTATATATAGCCAGCTTTTGTGTACTTGTGAAGCTGTTAACACGAGGCTTATACCTAAGAAAATTTTCGATAAGATTTCAATGTTAAATAGGGAAATTATAGCTGTAGTTACACACAATAGAATTGCCGGATAATGGGCTAAGGATAACCAGTAGATGAGTTCATAATGTTTTGCGAAGGAAAGTCCTGCGGTTAGAAAGGTAAGATGGATTAAGAGAGCAGTCAGTAAGTATATACTGTTAGCAACCATTAATCATTCAGATCGCTTTTTGCTATTGTTCCTTATGTGCTCTTTGGCTGCTTCTTTACCGAAATTTTCCCTGGAGAAGATTGTCTTGAAGCTGTTTATGACAGAAAACTCTCGTTTCTTTTCTTTGGCCTTATTGGGCATCTGGTGCCTCCTTGAACCATTGTTATAAGTTCAATGATTGAATTTATGTATGACTGACTAACTATTATATACATTATACCACAAATAAATTTTTGTCAAGGGGGGTATTTAGGACAGATACTTCTTAAAATGCCTCTATTAAGGGAATTATATCAAGCCAGTTGTGGGATAGAGAGGATAAGAGGGTGAGCAAGTTTGATGAGATTGCCTTTTCTTCCCTTACGAGTTCTCGAATAAAAGTTGGAGTGAGAGCTTTCGTTTACATAAATAACCTTATCGGAACATAGCTTTGAAGCCAGAAGCGGATTTGAGCAATCAGTCAAAAAGAGATCCTAAATAAAAGGTGAGTTATGTCAACCTATCGGCCACCGGATAGTTATAAATCAAAGGATCCAGTCAAGCGGGCTGCGAGTTTAGCGAATTTGACTAGACGGTGGAGCAAGAAAAGCGAAATTGATCCCAAAAAGTCGCCGGGAAAAGTTGGAAAGGATTGGAACTCAAAATTTTATGCAACTCACCCTGTCGCCTTCCTAGAGCAACACTACTATATACCTGACTCCAAAGACCCTAAGGACCGCAAGGCAAAACCGGCCCCGGGTCCGGTTATCCTGGACGGCTGGCAGAAAAAGGAGATATTTGAGCCCCTGTTTGAGATAGATCCAGCCACCGGCCTCAGATGCTATAATCTTGCGATTCTCTCTACACCCAAAAAGAACGGCAAAAGCTCAATGGCCGCTATGATAGCCCTTTACTTCCTTTGCCACGATGAGCCTCACGGAGAGATCATACTTTGCGCTAATTCCCGGGATCAATCAGCCTGGGTTGTTTTTAATAAACTGAGCCGGGCAATCCTAATGCACCCGGATATGAGGAAATTTATAAAGGTCAGAGACGACTCGATAGAAAATACTCTTAATCATACCATTGTCAGGATCATAGCCCCGAACTGGAGAACCGCCTCAGGATCGAACCCGACCCTTGTTATATTTGATGAGCTGTGGGCCTTTGACACTACGACTGCCAGGCAATTTTGGGTTGAGTTGACCACCACCCCGACCAGACAGCAGCCCTTGACTGTGGTTGCCTCTTATGCGGGCTATGATGAGGACAGCCTGCTCCACGAGCTTTATACCAACGGCGAGGAAAAGACCGATCCCAAAATGTTTTACTTTTGGATCCACCGGAACATAGCAAGCTGGATCACCCGGGACTATCTCAGGACTCAGCGCAAACGGCTAAGAGTCAACGAATACCTGAGGCTGCACGAAAACCGTTGGGTCAGCTTTGAGGAGTCGTTTATAAAGCTAGATGATTGGGATAGCTGTATCCACCCGGCCCACCGGCCCCTGATACCTAGCAAGAGCATACAGCTAATTCTGGGGGTGGATATCGGTTACAGAAAAGACACCAGCGCCGTTGTCGGACTTTGCAGGCTCAGACAGGGGATAGCTCTTGCGGTCCACAGAATTTGGAAGCCCCCCCGCCTGGGCAAGTTGGACTTGCTGCAAGTTGAGGATTATATCAGGCTCCTAGCCAGGCAATACCAGGTAAGATATGTCGTCTATGATCCCTACCAGTTTGTTAGGAGTGCTCAGGCACTCGAAAGAGAATATATCAAAATGTCTGAGTTTAAGCAGACCCCTGAGAACCTGATCCGAATGTCCACGCAATTATACGAGGCTATACAGGCCAAAGAGATCATCTTATACAAAAGCAAGGAGCTGAGGAAGCATTGCGAATTTTGCCTGGCAAAAATAAATGAGAGGGGTATCAGGATCTCAAAGAAAAAAAGCTCAAGGCCGATTGACGCTATAATAGCCCTGGCTATGGCCTTTACTAAGATTGACAGCATATACTCAGCCACCGGGGGCAGCCTGCCTCTGATCGGCCCGGCAAGATACAAAAATGGCATATCGGTAGAGATCGGAAAGCCGAGCTTTGGCAGCCCTGAGGCGACCATTTTACAGCCTAAAGGGTCAAGATATGAGGACCCGAATTTGCCGAGACGACTCAGCCGATTTGACAGGCCACCGAGAGACAGGCCAGTAAAAATAGACTATGACGAATAATCACACTTGTGTGAAAAAATAAAAAGGAGGCTATTATGCCATATAAAGGCGAAATGGCGTGCAGGTTGGAAGATCCTGATAAATATAAGGAATTGAGAAGGAAAAACGAGGAGCAAGAGTCTGACGGCAAACCCATAGATGTTATTTATGGGATATTGGAAAAAGATGGCAAGCGGACCTCAGAAATCCAAGCCCTGAGATATAAGACGGATCAATGGAAAGAGAAAGACGCAAAGGCTCATTGTGATAAACGAAAGGGCGACTTTGAACCGGCTGAGGTTGAGGCAAGCCAATTTACTCTTGCCTTCCCGATAGGAAAGGTTGAACTGACCGCAGAAAAGACCATTGATATTCAACTGCTCAAGCTCGGGTCTTGGAAGCACAAAAAAGCCCCTGGTGGAATCTTGGAGATCACCCCGGACCTGATGAACCAGTTTGAGGAGAATTTTAACAACTCGCTGGCAGGCGAGATCCCGGTTGATCTCGAACACAAGCCGAAAGAAGGCCACAGCATAGGCTGGATCAAGAAGCTCTGGCAAAAAGCCGGTGAGCTGTGGGCCAAGATCAACATAGTTGATAAACAGGCCCAGGAGGACCTGAAAAGCGGGGCGCTCAAGTTTATCTCAGCCCAGATCTGGCTGGACTGGCCGAACCCTGAAGATGAAAAAACCTATAACATAGTCCGGTCCGCAGGGCTGACGAACTACCCGCTTTTGAAAAATATGGCCCCGGCGGTGGTGAACTTCTCAGAGATCCAGGAATTTGAGACTGAACAGACAAGAGGCCAGAGGAGCGCAAATCAGTTGCGACTGGTTGAAAATCAGAGGGATCAGGCAATACACGGCTCAAAAATCCTCTTAAAAGAGGTCAAGCGACTGGTTGATCAAGTCAGACTGAAAGACCGCAAAATCGAGGCTCTCAAGCTGGAATTTGACTTGACTGAGTTGCTGCAGAACGGCCAGGCCACACCCTTTGAACTCCAGGAAGCCCGGGCCTGCAAGGATCCGGTGCAAATTCAATTCTGGCTTAAACGAGCTAGTGAACGACCTAAAAACCCGGTGGGATCTCAGTTGAGTGTCCTTGTGCCTAAAAGGGCAAAGGGCGGGATAGGCTCGATAATTGAGTTGCTGGAAAAGGAAGCTGACCCTGAAAAGCACGCAAAAATCCTCAGACTGGCTACTGAAGCCCTTGAGGAGCAAAAAGAAAAACGAGGTTTAAGATGAACAAAATAACGGAGTTGATTGAAAAAACAGTCGGCCTTGATCAGCACGAGTGGGAAGAACTGACGCAAGAGGCCCGGGATGTGATCCTGAAGCTGTGCGAGCTGAAAGAGGAGCCTCAAGAGAGCAAGAGCAAGCTGGCCGAAGGGATCAAGAAGGTGCTGGATTTGCACCCTGACGAATACGGCGAGCTACCACAATACCAGCGAGATAAGCTACTGCAAAAGGTTAATGATATTTTAGGGTGAGTCAGACACCCTTCTTGATTGGTAAGCCCCTGGGGTAAAATAGAGCAGTTGCGCCCTAGGGGGCCTTTTTCCTCACCACTCTTGAGAATAGCCCTGGAGTGCCCTCCACTTACAGGGTGTCGGGACTTTTAGGTCCCGATATTTCTGAGAAATACCCCGGGCTTTATCGGCTCGGGGTGCACTCTTGACAATTCAAAAATTTGTAGTAGTATAAAATTCTTGGATAGAAAGGTCCAAGTGCGCAAGAGGGTCAGAATGCACCTAATTGCAAAAATAAAAGCTAGGTGACCTTTCCACCCGGCTTTTAAGCGCTGACTGTATGGGCTTTAGGCAGACCATGGAAACAGCGCTAATTGGGGCCTAAGGTTGATCTTTTTCGGATCTCCTGGCCTTAGGCCCGCCAAATTCTCAAGATTATAGGAGACCGAAAATTAAAGAGACAGGAGAACGAAAATGATAGAAAGAGAATTCCAGCCTGATCCTTCCCGACCTTCAGATCTTAATAAACTCCAAAAATTTGAAAAAACCAGAGGTAAGCTGAGACTACCGCCTGATATAAAGCCCTGCCTTGCTACCCTGATGGATGGATCCCATCCGCAAATAAGACACGGAAAAAATCCTTTTATTGTCGCCTGTGAGCTTTACAGGATCGGAAAGACTGAGGATCAAATCGTCAGCCTTCTCCTGGACTTAGGAGTCAACCGATCCAAAGTTTATAGTGCTGTGAGTAGTGCTATAAAGGGCAAATATGGATATGGCTGCCCTACCCTGGAATTTGAGGGGCTTTGCCTGTATAAACTCAAATACGACTGCCCCTGGTATGATCAGATCCCGAGACAGAACCAAAAGGCTTACAGAAACCGTGATTTTTGGCGCTTTGGTTGGCCTGAGAGGCTCGGACCAGCAGCAAGTATGATCTACCTGGCAATTATAGAAATTGAGAAAAAAAGAAGGATCTGGGCCGGATCCAGCCTATTTATTTCTTATAGGGAACTTAGCAAGACTTCAGGGCTTAGTATAGGGTGGATCTTAAAAGGCTTGAACAAACTGATCAAGCATAAATTGATTAAATTCAAGGTTGGGACAAGGCATAAGTGGTATGGAAGTGCAAGTCGAATACAGAGAGTTATTCCTATACCGAGGCCAAAAAAAAGCCAAAAAAAGATGTAGTGTCCTATTATGTGTTTACTGAGTGAACACCTTGTTTACTGAGTGAACACCTAACTGTTTACTGAGTAAACACATAAAAGACTATTGAATAGAAATAAACGGTTGAATTTTTAAGGGTTGAGAGAGTGAGAGATTTAGAGATTTTATAAAATTCGCGAAATTCTGAAAAAAGGCTTCAATAGAAGCCGATATAGGCACTTTCTCGAGGGCAGGCAACCCATAAGGCTAAGGCAAAATTAAAATGTCAGGATCCAGAGAATTTTATCAAGCCAGTTGTCGGATAGAGGGATTGTTGAGGAGGCGGTCACAATTCCTTACATATTGGGGGTGGTATGAGCCTGAAACTAGTAAAAATTTAAAACAACAAGGAGGCAGCTATGTCTCAATCAGAAGACTTTGATCTGGAACACAGATTAAAAAGTATGGATAGCGAACTACAAAAAATTCGTATGTGCGCGGAAGAGATGGATGCAAAACTCCAAAGAATTGCTCAGGCTGTTGAAGAACAATTAGAAAAATGAAGTGCGGTCAAACCATGTTAGGGGATAGAGTAATTTCATATAAAGGGGGTTAAAATGAGAGGCAAAAAACTATTAGCTGCTTTTCTGTTGGGTGCAGGCCTTTGTTTTGTGCCTGCTTTGGGGTATGGGGAAGTTAGACACTGGATGAATGAGACTAGGGCAACATTAATGGAGTTTGTTCTCTTGGAGACCAGAGTTGATTATATGGTGCGTAACCCGAATATTTTTTTGGATGTCCATTTTCATTATGACTCAACTGGGTGGGTTGGAAGGGAACTTCCTGGAAATGTTGATACGAAAGGCATGATTTGTATAGACGTGCGAGATAATAATAGGGGTGGATATTCTTATACATCTGGAACAGCTTTATTGGGCTTATTTAAGGCGAATTTAAAGATTCTGTTTTCGTTCATAAAGTACAAGGGGGCAGCTACGGATATGGATACTGATATCGTGGCTAGATTTTATAGTAGCGAAACAATTCCTTTAGGCTATTTCTATCAAGGGGAATATCACCTGTGGGGGGAATAAGATGTCTATACGAGAAAAGGGTGATGAACTTTTCAAAAAGGATGTAGAAAAAGGTCTATCTATTAGGGAGCTTTCTGAAAAATACGGGATCGGGAAAAGGCAAGTCTCCAGACGCAAAGCAAAACTGGGGGAAAAGGTTTTTTTACGTGAGGTGATGTCACCGTATCCGCAGGCAACACCGCCCACGTCAACACAAAGGATGACGTTTTGGTTGGCCCCGGCACAAATTAAATGGATTAAGCAAAGGGCGGTGGTTGAAAGGAGAACAGCGTCAGCTATATTGAGAGAGATCCTGGAGGAGCAGCTAAAACCAGGGAAAAAACAACGCCAGAGAGGGCTAAAATCAGAGACTTGAGAGAGTGAGGTATATAATATGCCAGGGGTAAAAGAAGCGGGCTATACGATTGACGACTCCCGGGTGGTATTAAAGCGTAATCCGTATGAGAAAAAAGACAAGGTAAAGGTGAAAAACAGGGGGTGGCTCTCTGGTAAAACTGTCAGAAAAACAGACAGAACCGACCAGAAAAAGAGACTTGTCACTTGAGGTAATACTTTATACTAATAAACAATTTAACGAGTGATTTTGAGTGCGCAAATTGACCCCTCTGGTGAGCTATTTCTGTCAAGAAAAGACAGTCTTAGGAGCCTCTGAGACCCCTAATCTCTGAGAGGCTGGATGGGTGAGGGATAGAGAGGATGAGGGTAAGACAGGTTGAATGTAAATGCCTTTTCTGCTTTCAGGAGAACTCAAGGAAAAGGTTGGAGTGGTTGACAAGGGTTACATAATGACTTATTATCGGACTATATGAATGAAGCCAGAACTAGATTTGAGCAATCAAGAAATAGCCTCCACTATTACCAGGTGATTATGTTACTCTTGAGAGGCAAAAGAAGTAAAATAGTGGTGAGCTGGACCAGAAAAATGAGAGGATCAGATATAAAAGTGGTGAGCTATGTCAAATTATAGACCGCCTTCGACTTATAAAAGCAAAGATCCTATCAAAAGAGCTGCACAGCTTTTGAACCTCGGCCTACGCAATACCAGACGTAATAAAATTGACTCCAAAAAGTCAACGAAAAAAAGCGGATTGGATTGGAACTCAAATTTTTATGCAACTCACCCTGTCGCCTTCCTAGAGCAACATTACTATATTCCTGACTCCAAAGACCCTAAGGACCGCAAGACAAAACCGACCCCTGGCCCTGTTATCCTTGACGAGTGGCAGAAAAAGGAGATATTTGAGCCCCTGTTTGAGATAGATCCGACCACAGGCTTGAGGCGTTATAATCTTGCAATCCTCTCCACACCAAAAAAGAACGGCAAAAGCTCAATGTCGGCTATGATCGCTTTATACTTCCTTTGCCACGATGAACCCTACGGCGAGATAATCCTTTGCGCTAATTCCCGGGATCAATCTTCCTGGGTAGTGTTCGACAAGCTCCGGCGGGCAATCCTGATGCACCCGAATATGAGACATATCAAGGTGCGTGATGATAGTATCGAAAATACCCTTAATCATACGATAGTCAGGATCATAGCCCCGAATTGGCGCACCGCCTCAGGATCCAACCCGACCCTGGTAGTTTTTGACGAATTGTGGGCCTTCACAGAGACGACCTCTCGGCAATTCTGGAACGAGCTGACCACCACCCCGACCCGACAGCAGCCCTTGACTGTGGTTGCCTCTTATGCGGGCTATGACGAGGACAGCCTGCTATTTGAGCTATACACCAGGGGCGAGGAAAAGACGGATCCCAAAATGTTTTATTTTTGGACTCACCGGAATATAGCGAGCTGGATCACCCGGAGTTATCTCAGGACTCAGAGAAAGAGGCTGAGGCTCAACGAATACCTGAGGTTGCACGAAAACCGTTGGGTCAGCTTTGAGGAGAGCTTTATAAAGCTAGACGATTGGGATAGCTGTATCCACCCGGCGCACCGGCCCCTGACACCTAGCAAGAGCATACAGCTAATTCTGGGGGTAGATATCGGCTACAAGAAAGACACCAGCGCCGTTGTCGGACTTTGCAGGCTCAGGCAGGGAATAGCCCTGGCGGTCCACCGGATTTGGGAGCCGCCACGCCTGGGCAAGCTGGACTTGCTGCAAATTGAGGATTATATTAGGCTCCTGGCCAGGCAATACCAAGTGAGGTATGTCGTCTATGATCCATACCAGTTTGTCAGGAGTGCTCAGGCACTCGAAAGGGAATATATCAAAATGTCTGAGTTTAAGCAGACCCCTGAGAACCTGATCCGAATGTCAACGCAATTATACGAGGCTATACAGGCCAGAGAGATAATTCTGTATAAAGACAAGGAGCTGAGGAAGCACTGCGAGTTTTGCCTGGCAAAAATAAATGAGAGAGGGATCAGGATCTCAAAGAAAAAAAGCTCGAGGCCGATAGACGCTATAATAGCCCTGGCTATGGCTTTTACTAAGATTGACAGCATATACTCAGCCACCGGGGGCAACCTGCCTCTGATTGGCCCGGCGAGATATAAAAACGGTATTGGTGTGGACATTGGCAAGCCTAGCTTTGGCAGCCCGGGAAGCGGTATAGCGCAGCCGGTAGGATCAAGATATGAGGATCCGACCACACCCCGGAAAAAGAGCCGATTTGATAGGCCAGCTAGAGACAGGCCGGTTAAAATTGACTATGATGAGCCGGATTCACCCGGCGTGTGAAAATATAAAAGGAGGCTAAAATGCCATATCCTAACGAAATGTCAGCACGACTCTTAGACCCCGACCTGTTCGAGACTTGTCGCCGGACTGAGAGGGAAAGCGAGGGCAAGAAATACGGAGTCTTGACTTGCAAATACAAGAAGGGCAAGACCCCCGAGGGAAAGTCAGACTGGGCCGAACAATCTTATCGTTACAACATAGAAATTTGGACTGAAGCAGAGGCCAAAGCTCATTGTGAGAAAGCCGGGGGAACTTTCGAACCTGCGGAAGAAGAAGTTAAAATCAAGTCAACTGATGTATATATGTTTGCCTCACCTGTGAGCCTAAAAGAAGGCGAGCATACGGTTGACATTGAAATTCTGCGTGAGGGATCCTGGAAGCACCCAAAGGCCCCTAATGGGATCTTGACCCTGACCAAAGCCAGAATACAGGAGTTTATAAAAAACTTTGAGGCTGAGGTAACCGGAGACGAGCTGCCTCTTGACATTGATCACGAAGGGCCGACAATCGGCTGGCTCAAAAAGCTGTGGATCAAATCAGTTGACGGCCTGGCTCACCTGTGGGCCCACCTTGATATAACAGACGAGGAGACGCAAAAGCAGGTCAAAAATGGATCTCTCAAATACTTTAGCCCTCAAATCATAACGGATTATGAGGACTCGGAGACTGGCAAGACTTATGATGTAGTCAGGTCGGGGGCTTTGACAAGCTGGCCGTTTATAAAAAATATGAAGCCCGCCGTGGTCAACTTTTCTGAGATCCGAGACGACGAGACCACCCCGGACAGAAAAGACCAGTTGCGACTGGTTGAAAATCAGAGGGACCAGGCCATAAACGGCTCAAAAATCCTCTTGAAAGAGGTCAAGCGACTGATTGATCAGGTCAGGCTGAAAGATCGCAAAATTGAGGACCTGAAGCTCGAATTTGACTTGACTGAGCTACTGCAGAACGGACAGGCGACACCCTTTGAACTCCAGGAAGCAAGAACAACGGCACAGAAAGATCCTCAACAGGTCCAGTTTTGGCTGAAGCGGACCAGGGAACGGCCTAAAAATCCGGTGGGATCTCAGTTGAGTATCCTTGTGCCTAGAAGGGCAAAGGGTGGTATAGGAAGCATAATTGAGCTACTGGAAAAGGAAGCCGACCCTGAAAAGCACGCAAAAATCCTCAAGCTGGCTACTGAGGCCATTGAGGAGCAAAAAGAGAAGCGAGGTTTGAGATGAGCAAAACAACCGAATTGATTGAAAAAACAGTCGGATTGGATCAATATGAGTGGGAGCAACTGACTGATGAGGCCAGGGAGACAATCTTGAGGCTGTGCGAGCTGAAAGAGGAGCCTCAAGAAAGCAAGAGCAAATTGGCTCAGGGGATCCAAAAAGTGCTGGATTTGCACCCTGAGGAATACGGCCAGTTGCCACAATACCAGCGAGACAAGTTGCTGCAAAAGGTCAACGATATTCTGGGATAAAAGGGGTTTGTCAGACCCCGATTAATTGGTGAGATCCCGGGGTAAAAAAAATATAAAACAATGGCAGTTGGCCCCGGGGGCCTCGTTCTTCACCACTCTTTTTATAAGCCGCCTGGGGTATAATAAAACGTGGTAGCCGCAGGCCCCGGGCGGGCTTGACAATCAAAATGCTTGTGATAAGATAAAGCTGTTGGATGTGGAGATCCAACTGCGCAAGAGGGTCAGAATGTACCTGTTGCAATAATAAAGTCAGGTGACTCCACGCTTGGCTTTTAAGAGCTGAGACTTTGGGCAAAGCTTGGGCTTTGGGCAGACCACGGAAACAGCTCTAATGGGGCCTGTGAGGTTGATCTTCTGGATCTCCTAGCCCGCAGGCCCGCTAAAACTCTAAAAATCACAGGAGACCAGAAATGAAAAAATAGGAGACCAGAAATGAAAGAAAGAGACTTACCCCTTGACCCTTCCCTTCCCTCAGATCTCAATAAACTCCAAAAGTTTGAAAAAACTAGAGGCAAGCTGAGACTACCGCCTGATATAAAGCCTTGCCTTGTTGAGCTAACCAATGGATCACACCCTCAAATAAGACACGGAAAAAACGCCTTTATCATCGCCTGCGAGCTTTACAGGATCGGAAAGACTGAGGACCAGATCGTCAGCCTTCTCTTGGACCTCGGGGTCAACCGATCCAAAGTTTATTCGGCTGTTAGTAGTGCTATAAAAGGCAAATACGGATACGGCTGCCCTACCCTGGAATTTGAGGGGCTTTGCCTCTACAAGCTTAAATACGACTGCCCCTGGTATGATCAGATCCCGAGACAGAACCAAAAGGCTTACAGAAACCGTGATTTCTGGCGCTTTGGTTGGCCTGAGAGGCTCGGACCAGCAGCGAGTATGATTTACCTGGCAATTATAGAAATTGAGAAAAAAAGACGGATCTGGGCCGGATCCAGCCTGTTTATTTCTTATAGGGAACTTAGCAAGACTTCAGGGCTTAGTATAGGGTGGATCTTAAAAGGCTTGAACAAACTGATCAAGCATAAATTGATTAA